TCACAAAATGTGGATTTGTTGTCAAAAAATCATTAACTAATTCGTTAACTTTTTTGATTTCTCCATTATCACCATACGCAACTGATCCGTTAGTGTCAACCACTTCGGCTTGACCATCATCACCCAACCTGACCTGGCCGCGTAATAATGAAACCACTTGCTCAGGGGAAACTGCATTTAATCCACTAGCCGCCCGTAACAATGAACCATCAACTTCAGTAGCAACCAGCCTACTTTTTAGCTGACTAATTTCATCATCTTTTTTGCCGACAGTGTTTTTCAATATAGCTTCAAAATCACCCCGTTCCTTTTGTCGGTTCTGTTCTTCTTTTTCTTGGTCAGACTGCCAGCTATGATATGCATCAACATCAACCCCTGCATAACGCTTTTCATATTTCTTGCGCTCACGGATCAGCCTATCTGATACCATTTTATCAACCTGATCTTGTGTGAATGATGGCATGGGTTTGGCATCTTCAACCACTTCTGTTTCTACTTCGTCTGTCATTATTTAATCCTCTTCAAAAACTGCTCTCCAGTGATGACGGCAATTATACCCGCCCCGCGCTATGAATGGGTCACTTGACGATTTACCCGCCCAGCTATTACTTGCCCATTCATCTCTGATTTCATCTTCAGTCATTACCTTGCCGATGTGGTCTTTACACCATTGACGCGTATCATCAACGACTGTTCCATAATACTTGAACTTATCAGCACCCAACTGGTTAGCCATCTGCATATTAATAGATGCTGAATACTGCATTAACCCATCTTGCAATTGCTGTGTTGCATAACGCCTGAGATTATTGCCTACTCTATCCCTTGCGTATTTCGTGTGGAGCTTTTCAACCGCTGAATCAACTGCTGACTCCATTGCGGGGTCGTGCTTATGTTCTGCAATGAACTCAACCAGTTCTTGTGCTTCAGCATCATTGGTTTGAATATAAACACCATTTATCTGATGCCTGATTGCCACTATTGAATCAGCTAATGGTTTGCCGGTTAGTGTGTTCTGATAAATTTCACGCCCGATTGAATCAATGAATGTGTTTGCAACATCCTCAAAACCTTTGAATGTTAGCTTCTTTAATTCACGAACTGTTTTTCTATCAACAGTCAGCAAAGCTTTATCAATGCCAGTTTCGCCATACATATCTATCAATGCTTTTTCAATCACATCAAAATTAGCGATAGACTTGTGAACACCGATAAGCACTTCTTTTTCAACAGCCTCTCGGAGTGACTTTTGCATACCGATAGCAAACTGTAAATCAAAAAGCTTACCCGCTGATGTTGGTGCGCTTGCAATCATCGTAACGATGGATTTCTCAAACTCAACCAGCGACTCGGCTAAAAGTCGCTCGTAATTGTCCGCAAGCTTTTCTAATATTTCTGCGTGATTATTCGATGCCATCAGTGAACTCGCCCACTACAACGGTATTTGATTTGATCTGGCTCAATGCCTCATCAAGCTCTGCATCCTTCAATACAAGTTTTGCAATGCCTTCATCTATTCCATGCATGAAGGCTGTTGATTTAATACCGGATGCTCTAGCACGTTGCAAGAAATCCAACTCAGAACCTAAATCATGCAGATCAAAGTCATTATTATAATCGGTCAGCACCTGATTTTCCACGCCCTGCCATTTAAAGAAGATGTCCCATATTTGTTCTTCAGCTAGTTCAAGCAATGCCGCTTTTTCAGATAATCTAGCGTTCAATAACTGAAACTCTGTCTGTAATGCTACACCACTTTTCGTTTGCGCTTCAGTCGCTCGAACTGCGCCCATGTGTGCCATTCTATTAATAGCCTCAACTTCATCGGTAATGCAATTGCGGATAGCATCAAGATTAGTACCCGATGGCTGTAATAAATAAGGTTTTAAACCTGCATCCAAATCATCATCCATGTGTATGATCGAACCAGCACCAGCGGTTGCATCTGTGCCTAAAGTTTTAACTAATGATGGGTGATTAGTTACCCTGATTAATTGTTCAATCTCGGATAGCTTGTTGTAAATACTTTTCTGCTTCAAAGCAATGTCAGATATATCCGATATACCCATTCCTCTGACAGGTGATCTTTGCGCATATAAACAAACGGCTGGGATGATACCAAGCTGGTTTTCAATCTCACTGACCATTGTTTCTTTATCATCTTCAATGACCCAGCCCTGTATCTTTTCAGGTGTCCAAACCCTAAAAAACTGCTCATCACCCAAAGTCCATTCCATGACTTTTAAATAAGCGAGAACATAGCGCCCTGATGCTGACCGTTCATATCGCCAATCATAAACATTCTCAGGTGTGATTAATTGAATGTAAGGGCGTATATCTTGTGCCAATTCCTCAGCCCTTGTTTGTGCATTTGACTCTGGCTTATCGAGTAACAACCAGCAATGACCATAAACACTTGACCAGACCTGTGCATCACGCATAACCTCATTAAGTTTGCGTCCATCAAGATCAGCATCTTGCAGAAATGCATTCACAGCAGGATCATCAGCTACATTGCCCATATCTCTTTTAGGTGGGATGCGCCAGACAAATGAGCTAAATATTTGCACGACATTGCGACAATGATTATCAATTGGAGTCAGATCAATCCGCTTTTTGTATTCATCAGCATCTTCTAGTGAGTATTGAACCAGATAATCACCATCTTGGTAGTCTTTCCCACCAAGGAAACTCCTCAGATGAAAATCCCATTGCTTTGAATTGTTAATGTAATCATCATTCTGTTCAATAATACTCATATCATGTCCACCTCGTGTGGTTTTTCGGTTTGTTTCTGGTTTTAATCGGAAATTGTTTGTTGATAAAATAGCCAGCGGCATCAACAATATGATCTAACCCTGATGATTTATCAGGTTCACCATTCTTATCATACACTTGCTGTTCAAGTGATAATGCTAATGATGGGCATTTATCAATATTGACATAATACCGCCTAAAATTGTTAATGTCATTGATTGCGCGGTTAACTGATGCGATTCTGTCCCGAACAAATGGATTCTTTTTTGGAGCAATAATAGTAAATCCAGCCATGCGCAATAATTTAATATCGGACAATGATGCGTTCATTGACTTGGTTGCACCGCCTGATGCATCTGGGTATATGATAATATTATGACCAACATAACGCTCAAGTATGGCATTAATCATAGCTGGCGTATCTCTAACGCCTGTTAATTCATCCACCGCATAAGCTATATCTTTACGCACAACATGAGCAACAGCAGAGCCATTGTTTACGTTAAAATCCATACCGATGTGTAATGTCTCATATTCTTTCATGACATTATCGGTTGAATTGAGCTTTCTATCATAAGCAGGATAAACACTGCCGCTTGTTAGGTTGACAAACTCGCCCTCAATATATGCCTCAAGCAATTGCTCAGGATAAGTTTCACGCAATAAATCAATATAATCTGTCGGCAGATGAGGATTAGAATAAGTGGGTGCTTTTATGATTTCATAGCTTTCAGTGGGATTCTTGCCCCACATCTCATAGACAAATCTGAACCCTTCTGGCGTTGTACCGACTGCCACAGTATTCTGTGTGTCTTTTTTCTGTCGATTCCTTGCAATGATTTTGTTCCAGCAATCACGGGCTTTATTGATGGGCAATGTATCAAGCTCATCTACCATGCTATCACCTACCTCATAGCCGACAATTCGCTCTGGATTGTCTAACGTGCGAAATATAATCTGCTTACCATTTACCTCGATCACATGGTCTGATTTATTCAGCTTATAAGGCACATCAAGATTATCAAGCACCTCACAGAATCTAGGGTATGCAATGGTTTTGATTAGGTCATAGGTCGGCAGATAATAGGCTACATTGCGCCCATTACCGAAGATGAATTTCATTGTGCGCAGTATTAATGCGTGTGATTTGCCAGCACCATATCCTGCAATCATGGCGGGGAATGGTGCGGTGGAGTTGGCTAGTGCTGTTTGTGGCTTAGTCGCTTTCGCTCGTATCTTCAACTATCTCAAATCCTGTTATTCTTCCAGCATCAATGGTTGCCTCAACCTTATCAGTTTGTCCGACCCAGTTCTTTCCGAGCCATACGAGCATGGTTGGATTACCCGCCATCGCCACTGAATACTGTTTCCTCCTCAGTGACATTTTACCTGCCCCGCTTTTTTGTTTGAAATGCTCCGAAAATCTCACGCCTTTCTCGCGCTTGCAAGCGCTTTGAAGTGTATCGTAATCAATATCAAGGACTCCTGCTATCTCTTCGCCTGTGCATTGTATCGCGCACATATTGTCGACTTTTTCCCAGTCAATTTTACTGTAGGGCTTTGTTTTCATTTTAACCATCTTTTATTTCTCCGAACCATTAAACCATTGCAAATAAACTTGATGTGCAATTTGTGCGGTCATTACTGGCGGCACACTCATTCCAATCAAATATCTTGGCTCTACTTTTTTAAAGTTGTAATCGAGGGGATAAGCTCCTATTTTACACGCTTCATTTTTGTTATAGTTTCGTGGTATATCAAATAATATTGTATTGTCTCCGGCTGTAATTGTTAATGGCGTTTCATTCGTGTATGTCAATTTTGTAGTAAATCTATTTTGTTTATTATTAAGTCTAATATTAATTTGTCCAAAATCT